CTTTTTTAGTGGCGTTCGCTGTTGATTTAGAAAACTTTTCGAGTGAGCGCGTAGCGTTTTTAGTGGCTTTTCGTAACCCGGAGGCGTCGCCCCCTATAAGCATAGAAATAGTTGCGGTTTTACCTGCCACGGTTTGCTACCTCTATAGCGTCGTCCAAAATTTGTTCTAGCTCACGGTTATAGTATCTCACCACCTGCCTAAATTTGATGTCTGCCGCTCGGTAGACAAACTCATTAGGTTTGATGTCCATTTTTCGGCCTAGTTGGTCAACTTTGCCGCCAACGTCCCCGAAGTGCACGCGACCGGCGTATGGAATCTTCTTTTTACCGACTCTTACGATTCCACCTTTTGCGGTGCCGCTTGTACGAATTGAGTTTTTAAGCGCTGCTGCGCTATAAGTTCGGTAACTTCTGCTGCGGCGTTGTGTTCGCCCTACTGGTACAAGTTTCCTTGCTTCGTCCGCCACTATGTCGGCGGCGCCTTTGTGAATCTGTTTAAATCGTGTTTTAAAATCTTCGTCCAGGCGGCCCATTAACCGCTGCGCCTGTTTTAATCCTTTGATTTGGACTTGCGCGCCGAAATGGCCTTTTTTGCCTGGTATTTGTTGAAAACTAACGGTATTTGGTTTTGCCACGTCTAGCCGCCTTAGCCGCTTTTTCTTCGGCTTTAACTTTTTCGTTCCAGGCTGTAATTAGCCCCATTAACGTAAGCGAATCGGCGTTTAACAGCACGTCGAGCGGTTGCCCCGTGTTCAAAGCCAATACACCTAACTGGTAGGCGTAGCTTCTTCGGCTAAAGGGGCGTCGTCGGCCTCAAATTCTACGGAATAGCCGGCGTCTAGCCATTGGTCAAAGTCCAGTTGGTCGTGCTGGTTTTGGCGGCGGGCTGCTTCGTACCCAAGCCAATAAATGTGCTCTAACCGTGGACTTTCGCCAAGTTCTAGAATTGAGACGTTAAATTTTCGCTCAAATGCTATGAATAGCGCGCCGGTACCGTCGTAAGACCGTAATACGCCTTGGTTGTCTGTTACTTGGATTTGTGCTCGTAGCAACGTGTTCTCCAGTGTGTTTTAGCTAGTGGCTTGTGTCACTGCTCCGGTGATAGGCCAACTTACGCTAGCGGTCGCCAACTCTCCAACTGTGCCGTTAATTGACGGCCATTCAGTAACAAGTGCGTTAAAGGTCCATTGTGGGTTAGTTGCCGCTGTTGCGCCTGCGTCGTTCTTGACAACTACGGCGGTAACAGTTCCAAGCAACGCTCTAATAGTGGCTTGCACGTCAGAAGCCGCTAGGTCTTGATTAAACTCGAGGTCAATAGTGCCAGATTTGAGCCCGCCAATCATGGTGCGGTTATTGTCGCCCATAGCGGTGGTTTCTAGCTGGTCTGCTTCTTCGCTAAACGTAATCGAGGTTACGTGGTCGCTGAGGTCTACCGAATTAATGGTAACTGAAGCGTTGTTAAGCATAAATGCGGCCATTACTTATCTTCTTTCTTTGGTTTTGTTGCGGCGATATGACCGCCCTCTATAAGAGCTTCAATGTTGACGCCCTCTAGATCTTTGTCCGTTACTGTCTCGCCGGGTTTACCAAAAGTAACGTTTCCGGCTTTTATCTTGTATTCGCTCACGTTGCGTATACCTCCAATTCAAAACGGGCGCCCATAAACTCGCCCTCGCCTACCACGATTTGGCCGTAATCCGACAATCTCGTAATTCGTGCGTCTGCCGCACTACCCCCTAGCGTAGTATCTCCCGCTATTGCGTTATAAACACTTCCGGTACCAGAGACATAACCGTCCAATTTGTCTTGCGCTGTTTCAGCGTAAAAACGTTGCGCCAAAATCAGCACATCAAAGTTAAAGCGCTGCAACTGGCTTGCGTTTGTGCTGGCTCCCATGGAAACGCTGTAATCAGCGGGCGGGCTGCCAGGGATAACAACGGCGGCGGGCGGCACTAGACGGTCTGGCACTGTGTCAAAAACCACAATAAGCCCGGACAGCGTTTCTAACCGTGTCTGGATGCCGTCTTTTATTGCGGCGTAGTCTGCCACTATGCAACACCTATGCGCCTGTAACCGGCTAACAGCCGCTGTATGTCGGGGTCTATGCGAGATACCCGGATAGGCCCAAAGTCGTTTACGACGCCAGCCATAACGCCTAACGGGCTACTACGGCGTTGGAATAGTCGAGCGGACAAGATCAGCGCTGCTTGTGCTACCGCTGAAGGTATAGAAGTCTGGTAGCCCCATTTCGCCGTTACTTGGACCGTCGGCCGGTCGCTTGTGTAACGAGGAAATGGGCTAGAAACCGAACGTATGCAGTTATACGGAGCCGAATTACCGACAACTATAAAATCTTCGGTAATGGTCAGAGTGGTTCCGTACGTCCCATTGTTACTGTCGTCCTGTTTAACTACCAGACTGTCTTTTGTGTGGAAATCGTCCGTATATACCAGCACGTTGCTAGAAGGCAGATAAACACGGGCTGTTGCGCTGGTGTCAGCGACAAAAGTCCTACCGCAAAAGTTGTTTATTTCGTCTTCTGCGGCGTCTATTGCATCTTCTATGTAGGCGTCCTCGGACGTTGTGCCAGAGGGTATGCCTAGCGACGCTTTAACAAGCGCTGTGCTCGTATAGACCGGCATTATTTCTTAGTAGCGGTCTTTTTAGCCGGCGCCTTTTTCTTTGCCGCTGGCTTTTCTTCTACGTCTGCCGGTTTTTGTATTCGGCTAGGCGCTTGTTTTTCCCAGAGTGCGTCGTGTGTGCTCATGGTTCCTTAAAAAGTTGCGGTGGGGCCGGGCCTGCCATGTTAGACCCGGCCCCTACCTAGTTATCCCTCTAGTTAGAAGGTCGGTGCAATAAGGCCGGTGCCAGTAATTGCGCTGATGGCTTTGGGATAGCGGCCTGGTACGAATCCGACGTAGGAGTACATAACCAGCGTCAGCGTAAGGTTAAGTCCTGCCGTTTCGTCCATGCGCATCATCATGTCGCCA